CCGCGTCAGCGCCCGGTATGCGGCGCCGGTACCGGCAGCCAGGCCGCCGCCGGCCACCGCGCCCAGCATGGGCAGGACGATCCGCACAACCGAGTTGTCGGACTTGTCGCCGACGGCCTGGCCGACGCCCGCGCCGACGCCCGCGGCGACTTGCGGCACCGGATGTTCGGCGAGCTGCGTTGCCACCGTTTCCGCCAGCTTCGGCGTGCCCCCCGCGGCCGGCGCGGCGAGTTTTTCGGCGATGCGCGCGGTCAGCGGCCCGGCCGCAGCCTCGGCGCTTGTCGCCAGGCGCGAGAGCGGCCCGGCCAGCAAGGTCGGTAGAGTCCCCGCGACGTTCTGCGTGATGTCGCTCGCAAGCGAGCTGCCGGCCGGCGGCAGTCCGACGGCTCCCGTCAGCCGGTCGATTTGCTCGCGGCCGGATGGCGTATGCAGCAGGCTTAGGCCGGGCACGTGCGACAGCAGATTCTGCGGCAGCGCGCCGAGGTCATACAGCCCCGATCCCACGCCGCTTGCCGTGTCGCTCAGGCCCTGCAACAGACTCGCCCACGCGCCGGAGCCTGGCGGCTGCGGCGGTGCGCCGATTTCACCGGGCCAAGGTGCAGCAGGCGCTGCCGGCGCCGCGGCGCCCGGCTCCGGCGCGACGAATTCGCCGGGCCACATTTCCGCGGCCGTCGGGCGTTTGGTGGCGGCCATTAGCGCGCGGCCCGCTGCGGTGCCGCTTCGGACACGCGGCCGAACCGCAGCGTCCAGCAGGATCGGCACCAGGCCCGCGGCGGTACCGGCCGGCGCAGCGCGATGCTGGCGAAATTGTCGCCTTCGGTACCCGGGGAGACGGCCGCCAGCCTCTTATCCCCACACGCGCAGCGCAGCCCGGCAATGGTCATCGAGCGCGCCCCTATCATTGCGTCGGCACCCGCGGCACCACGCCGTAACTCTGGCTGCCGGTGCGGTGCCAAATCGTGCCCGGCGGCAGCGCGTTCATGTCTTCAAGCGTCTTGACGTTGCGCACCAACGGCGCGTCGTTGAGCTTCTTCTGCCACTCGCTTTCGAATCTGCGCATTCCGATCGCGGACTGGTCGGGATACGCCTCCATGGCGCCCGCCTTGTCGATGTTGCGTTGCGCTTGCGCGCGCAGGAATGCGGAGATGACTTGGTTTGCCTCCGGCCGGTTCGTGAGGCTCGGCATCGTGTCGGACAGAAACGAGCGGTCAGCGTCGGAGAAGTTGTTGCTGGGGAAGCCCTCGCCCGCCTTGCCGCCAAGGAGTCGCATGACCAGGCCGTTCGCGATCTTGCCGAACACTTCGGCATTCATCGCATCCTTGGGCGACGTGCCGGGGATGATGCCGGAGAGGTCCAGGCCCGCGGCGGCGCCGTATTCACCGATCGTCTTTTGGATCCCGGCCGCCGCGTTCGTGCGATAGGTCTGCATCACCGAGTCGAGCTGGTCGAGCTGGCTGCGCATCGCGTTCGCCGTGTCCCGATTGGTCAGGTTGCTCTGCACCCGATCGGCGGTGTTCTTCGCCAACGTCTTATCGAATTCGTCGCCGGACGCCGCCAGCGCCAGGCGGCGCCGTTGCGCTTCCACTTCCGGCGAAAGCAGCTGGCCTTCGGGCGGGACCGGCGCCAGGCCGAGCAGCTTGCCCTGCGTTCCGTCCGGGTTGCGCACGAAGCGGTAATTGCGGCCGTCCGGCGCTTGCACGTCGACAGTTTCGCGCTGTTGCTGGACGGGGGACAGGCCGATCAGCGGCCCGGCGGTGCCGTCCGGCTTGCGCGCGTAGCGGTAATTGCGGCCGTCCTTGTCCTGCACATCGATCGTGTCGAGCATCTGCTGCACCGGGGACAGGCCGAGCAACTTGCCCTGCGATCCATCGGTGTTGCGCGCGTAGCGGTAATTGCGGCCATCCTCCCCCTGCACGTCGACCGTCTCGTGCTGCTGCTGCACCGGGGACAGGCCCAGCTTGGTGCCCGCCGTGCCGTTCGGATTGCGCACGTAGCGATAGTTGAAGCCGTCCGCGTCCTGCACGTCGACCGTCTCGAGCTGCGGCTGCACCGGGGATAGGCCGATTTTGACGCCGGGCGTGCCGTCCGGCCTTTTCTGATAGCGGTAGGTCTGGCCGTCGGTAGGGTCGCGCACGTCGACCGTATCGAGCTGCTGCTGCGTCGGCGACAGGCCGATCTGCTTGCCCGGCGTGCCATCCGGGTTGCGCACGTAGCGATAGTTTTTGCCGTCCTGGCCTTGCACGTCGACGGTATCGAGTTGCGAAGGCGCGGGGCCGATCGGGATTTTCTGCCCGCCCGGCTGCACTTCGTACATCCATGGCTTTCCGCCATCCGCCGGGTTCGCCAGCGTGATGTGGTTCGGCACTTGTTTCGACAATTCGAACAGCGCCTGGCCGCGCTTTTCCGGCGGCAGCATGAGCACCGAAAGCAGCTGCTGCTGGCTAAAGCGATTGAGCGGGTTGCCGTCGGCCGGCGCGTTGCTCGGCAGCGTCGGCGGCGGGCCGCCCTGCGCCGTCTGCGGCGCGCCTGGCGGCGTCCATGGGCCGGTCGTGGGCCGCACCGCCGGCGCCACGTCGGGGGCGCCAGGCCCGGCCAGCAGGGCGGGATTCGGCGGCGGGTTGCCCGTGTCGTTGGCGGCGACGGCGGGCGCCGGAGCACCGGCCGGAGCTGCGGCCGGCCCAACGGCCGGCGCGCCCTTCGCACCCGGCGCCAGCGCGGCCCAGCGCGAAACCGGCGTGCCGTTGCTATCGGTCGCATCGGTGCCGTGATCGATCCAGTCGCGCACGCCGCCGGGGCCGCCCAGCCAGGCGCCCGCCAGCAAGCCGTCGCGCGTGAGGTTGACGCCGCCGATCGAACCGCGTGCCTGCGCGCGATCGTAAATGCCCATGCTGCGCAGCCGGCCGTCGAGATGGCCCATGGCGATGCGATAGGCCGCGTCTTGCGCCGCCGGATTGGCCTGAAAATCCGCCGCCGTCTTGACGTTCTCGAAACCGGGGATCTTGAAGCTGCCGGCCCACTGGTTTTTCGTCAGATCCTCGCCGGTCGCCGGGGCATACAGGCCGGCGTCGGATGCCAGGCCGGTCCCGAGCTGATAGCCGCCGAGATAGCCGGCGGAATTGCGCGCGCCATAGCCGCCGCCCGACTCGCTCTGCAGCAGCGCGGACTGCACCGAAGCACCGGGCACGTACCCGGGCGCGTCGTTGAAGCCGGCCGGCGCGGCGCCCGGCGTGGCGCCCGGCGTCGGCGCGGCCGGCGTCATGCCGCCCGGACGGCCGCCCAGCGACTGCAGAATCATCCGCTGCGCCAGATCCTGCATTTCGAGCTGGCGCTGCAGGATGTTCCGCCGCATCTGCGCGTCCAGGCCGGCTTGCTGCAGGATGGTCGCGCTCTGTTCGCGCTGTTGCTCCCCATAGGCCGCTTGCTGGCCGGCACTCATGGCGGACGTGATGCCCTGCAGGATGGTCGGGCGCGGCCCGAAGCCGGGCGCCGCCGCATTGGCCAGCGTCCCGCCGGCCGCCATCAGCGCGTCGATACTCGCCTGCCTTCCGCCCGGCGTCATGCTGCCGTCGGCGTTCGGCCGCCCGGCCAGGCCGCCGGAAAACACGCCTGACAGCAGCGACAGAACGGGGTCGTCGGATTCGAGCAGGCCGGCCATGCGCCTATCCCAGCAAGGAGGCGCGCGGCGCGCCGTATTGCGGCTGTTGCGCGGCCAGGGCTGCGTTGTGCATTTGCAGCAGCGTCGCCAGCAAGGTCGGCGGCATCCCCGGCGAAAACGCCTGGCCGGGATTGCCGATGCGCAAGTAGTTGGCGTCGCTGGTGCCGTAGCCGCCGCCGGGCGAGCCGCCGACACCGCCGGGCGCGCCGACACCGCCGAGACTTTTCAGCGCCGTGGCCACCTTCGACCAATCCATCGGCGTGGCCGTCGGCATGTCCGACATATCCGGCCCGTAATTGGTGAAATCGGGCGCGGGTCCGTAGCCGAGTGCTGCCATCTATCGGCTCCCCAAATAGCCGCCAAGTCCGCCGATCGCCGCGCCGGCCGCGGCGCCCCATGGGCCGAGCATGGCCCCGGCGGCAGCGCCGGACAGCGCGCCGCCGAGCGCGCCGGTCGCCGGATTGCCCGCGCGCACCGGCTGTGAGCTGGTCGTGGTGCCGCCGTATGGAGAAGACGTCAGCGAATTCTCACGGATCGCGAGCTGTTCCAGCGGGTAGTCGCGCGCCTTCTGCCAGTCGGCCATGGCCGCGCTGTATTGCTGCTGTTGCGATTGCTGTTGCTGGCTGCCGGCGTCGGACAGCGCCGAGGCGCTTTGCAGGCCGAGCTGCTGACCCTGCCCGGCGAGCTGCCCGACGGTTTGCGCCTGCGTCAGCGCGGTCGACACCGCCTTATCCCAGCCTTGCGCGCGGATCGTCGCCGACAAATCGCCGGCCTGGCGCGCCGTCTCGGCGGATAGCACGCCCTGTTGCACGCCGAATCGTGTGCCGCCGAAGGCGCCGGCCGCCGCGGCTTTGGCAGCGAGGTCGTTGCTGGCCAGCGCGCCCTGGCGCTGCACATTGCCGACGGCGTTGGTTTCGACATTGGCCAGATACGGGTTAAGCAGGCTCTGCACCGTGCCGGTCAGGTTGTCGCCGCTGATCCGATCGTTGGCCGCGTTTACCGTGTTGGTGGCTTGCCCGAGATTGTCCCGCACATAGCCGAAAGCGGTTTGCTGGTCCGCCGTCAGCGGCGCGACTTCCGGGCCGCCATAGGCTTCATACGGCCGGTTTGCGGTTTCGTTGGCCTGCTGCACATTCGAGGCCGCGGCGTCCTGCACCCATTGCGGCAACGTGGTCTGATTCGTCACCGTCTGCGCGGGTGCGCTCTTGCCGCCCATTATAGCCTCCACTCGACGGTGACGCCGGACAGCCGCGCGCCCATGCGGGCCACACACACGCGCGCCCATCCCATCCGGCCGGCGCCGACGATGCGCTGCGCGCCTTGCGCGCGCGCCCAATTCTGGATCGCCGGCTGCAGCGCCAGGCAGTCATCGAGATTGCCGGCGGTCAGCCAGACGTTGACTTCGCGCAGCCGCGGATGGTCGTTGATTTCGGTCACCGCGCAGCCGGAATCGTGCTGCCAGAATTGCGCGCGCCCATCGAGCAGCATCGGCATCACGTCTTCCTGGAAACGATGCGTGCCGCCGCCGGCCAGCAGCGCCGCGTCGAGACGGCCCAGCATGGTGCGCTGCGCCTCGGTCATCGCGCCACCGCGGCGGTGTGCAGCACGCCGTCGGTGCCGACGGTCAGCCGCCAGCTGGACCCGTCCGCGGCGGTCAGGATCAGCGCCGGCAGAGCCGGCGTGGTGCCGAGCTTGAGGTTCCCCGCATCGGCCCGCTCAATCAGCTGCATGGCCGCGTCATAGTCGGTGCCGCGCACGACGGTCCCGGCGGCGCGCGGCAGTTTGAGCGGCGGCGTGACGGGGCGGATGCTCACCGGCCGGCGCCCGGCGCGGTTTCGAGGCGGATGCGGCCCAGCTGCCATTCGCCGTCCTGCAGGCCCTCGATGCGCAGGCGCAGGCTGCGCACTTCATGGCAGACATCGATCACGCCATCCGTGCGCTCCTGCACGAACACGCCGAAATCGTCTTCCGGCCCGCCGGCTTCCCACTGGCCTTTGAGATGGAATTGCACCAGCTGCGGTTGTTTCAAATCGGGATAGATCGCCGACACGAAAATCCCGGTATCGCCGTCGCCGATCTGCAGGTCGCCGGTTTCGGCATAGACGGTCGCACCCCGCGGCTGCCCGTCATCCAGCCAGCCGGTTTCGTGCTGATAGATGTAGCCGTCGGAATCGCCGAGCAGCGGCAGCCCGAACGCGCCCGGCTCGCAACCGATCGAACGGTTGATGTGGCCGTGCGTCCAGAGATTATCTTGGTAATTCCACGTTACGTATTTGTCGGGGTTGGGCGAGTTGGTCGAGCAATAGCCGAAGGTTATTTCGGGATAGATACCATTGTGGAAACCATAGGTGTTGCCGCGCAGGGTCGGCACGATGTCGGAAAAGACGTATTCCGCGATCGGACATGGCAGCGGCCGGAGCGCGCCGTCATACATCCAGAATCCTTCGGCGCCGATCCAGACGGCGCGCCCGGTCATTGCGACCATGGATTCCGGGCCGGCGGGACCGCAGCCGCTGCCGATGCGGTCGACGCCATAGACGTAGGGCGGCCCGACATACGACGCCAGATGTACGTCGTCATCGCACCAGATCAGCACGCCTTGCGAGACGCGGCGCATCGAAAGGCCGGCGCCGGAGCTGCGCACTTGCAGGCTGCCGGCGGTGTTGGTGATCGTCGGCACCCAATCGGTCGGCAGCTCCTGGCTGCACCATGACAGCCGCCGCGGGTCGCCGTCGGCGCCGAGGATCATAATGTGCCGTTGATCGGTGACGATCATCGTGCGGCCGGCCGGTGCGTTCGGTACCGGCGTCATTACGGTATTCACCGGCAGCACGGGCGCCCATTGCATCAGCCGCCCGTCCGCCGATCCCATGACCAGCAGATTTTCGCCCCAATTGTCCAAGGTGACGCTATCGGACGGCACGGCGCGGGTTTGCTCGGATTCGCGCGACCGATGCGTACCGTACGCCTCCATGCCGTAGTCGCCGACGCCATAGCCGTCTGGAATGCCGCCGGCCTCCCCCGGCGCGAAATCGCCCGGCGACAGCACGGTGCCGGCGTTACCGTCCCACACCACCACTTGCGCCAGGCTGGCCGCGGCCACCCAGCGCAAGCGGTCGTTGTCGCGCCAGCTGAGGATGTTGCGCACGGCGCCATAGGTCTGCACGCCGGGCAGTTTCGCCCAGCCGCCCCACGGCCGAAGCACGCCCGACACGAAGCGGACCAGGCTCATGTCCCACCATGCCCCGCGCGTATCCTGCGGCGTGGCACGGCGGCCCGAGCCGGGCGGCAGCGTGACCGGAACGCGCTTCGACATCCGGGCTGTTACTTCTCGTCTTCGTCGGTGTGCGACAGGACGGTGCCCTCATGGGCCTTGTCCATGCGGCCGACGCCGCCGGGCGTGCCCGGATGTGCTTCGCCCGGCCGGTAGGGCGGCGGGCTTGGCAGCGGCTGCGGGCTGGCCGCCGGCCGCTGCGGCGGCTGCGCGGGCTGGGTCGTGTATTCCGGCGGACGGCCGGACGTGTCCGCCTTTCGCGCTTCGGCCAGGATCCGTTCCTGTTCGTCATGCGGCAGCGCGATAAGCATTGCCAGCGTGTAGTCGAGCACGCCCGCGCCGTCGCTTGGGGTGTCAGCCGGGCGCGGCGCTGCCGCCTGGTCGGGGAAGCGGTCGGGGTTCCACGGCCGTTGACGCGGCTCATGCGCGGGATCGTAGGGCGGCGCGCCGCGGCCCTGCAGCACCTGCGCATCGGTCGCCTGATCCAGCGGGCGCGGATCCTCGTAGAACTTGCGCTGCGCCATCGGCGGCGGATCGGTGTACGGATTCTGTCCGACGCTGCCACCTTCCACGTACACCGTCGGGCCGGAGGTCGGCACCACGCCGGGCCGTTCGGATGGATCGGGCGTGCTGCTGTGCGCCTGCACGCGGGCGGCGCGCTCGCGGGTTTCGGGGTCGTTTGGATTGCCGGGATTCTTGGCCATAGTCATTTCCTTCCGTTGCAGACTGCATCAGGGTTTTTCAAAAGCCCCAGTATTGAACCTTGATGATGAACATGATTCCGAGACTCGGCTGGATATTGTTGTGTGCCCAGCCGGCGCCGACGTAACTCGTGTAAAGGTTGTGTTGGTGCCCGCCCGCGTTGTTGGTGTAGCCGCCGGTAATGCCGGCCGCCGCATACGGGCCGCCGCCTTGGGTCAGACTGAAATCCGGCTGATTCACGTAATGCGAATGATCGCCGACATAATCCGTTGCGCCAGCGTGATAATGCGGCGCCAGTTCCTGTTCGGTGATCGCGTGCGAAGTCTCGCCAACTCGGCCGCCGAACGGCATCCAGTCGCCGCGATGCACCGGCACGCATCCTTGCATGTTTGGCAGGTTGAACGTGGTGCTGCCGTCGCCGGCCCCCCACGTGCCACCGATCAGCGCGAACAATTCGGAAAAGACCGATCGCGAAATCGCCGTGCCGTCGCAACCCAGCCAACCGCCCGGCGCCCCCCCGGTCGGCCATAGCTTGATGCTGCCGATCGGCTCGACATAGGCGCGGACGACGTTGGAGAGATACTGCACGGCGGCGGCGTTGGCATTGGCCTTCGCGTCGATCGCGGCGAGCAGCGCATCACAGAGCTGCCAGTTTTCGTTGGTGATGCCGCCCCACGTGTCGCGGTCCAGGCCGACGGTGGGCAGCGTGAAGCCTTCCGGCGTGGTGGCGTCAGCCATCGGCGCGCAGCTTTTCTTGCAGCTGGTTACGGACTTCCCCGAACACGTCGCCGAAGCGCGCGATTGAGCCTTGGGCGAGCTGCTGCAGAATCAGCTCCCATTGCGGCAGCGGCAGCTGCACCGCGAGCAGGGTCTGCTGGTTGACGGTCGGTTGCTGGATGTTCTCGCTCATTACGGTCCAATCAATCCGTGTGCTGTGAGGTCGGCGATGAGCTGCGCCACCGCTGCCGAGGTTTGCGCGAGCGTGGCCGTCGCGCCGTTCAGAGCCGCCCGGCTGCCGCCCGAGGCCACGCCCCAGCCGGTTTGCCGCGCGGTGACCACCTGATTGGCGCCGACTTTGAAAATGGTAGCCGCTTGAACCGAAGCGCCAAAAACGGCGGCGCTGCTGGCGCGGAAGATCGCCAGTGCGGTGCCGAGTACTGCGCCGCCGTCGTCAAACGTGACGAGTGCGAAGTCCGATCCGGAGTTTGATCCGGCCTCGGGGTTGGTGTTGCAGGTAATTTGCATCCGATTCACGCCTGCGGTGGTGAAGCGGAGGATGCGGTTGGTGGCTACCGGGCCGTTGATGATAAGCGGGGTTACTGCCGTATTGATGCCGGCGGTCACCGATGCGCCGCTGAATATCAAGTTGCCGCTGAATGTCGAGTTGCCGCTGAACGTCGGGTTGCCGCCCCATGTGCCGTTGATCGAGCCGCCGCCGGCAAGCGCCACCGAGCCGTTGAACGTGTTCGGCGCACCGTTGAAGGTCAGCGCGCCGGAATAGCTGTGAACGCCGGCATAGGTGCCGGTGAACGTGCCGCCGGTCAGTGTCGCGGTGCCGACGGGGACCGAGAGATTGCCGAGCGTGGCGCTTCCATTGACCGTTACGTTATTGCCGAACACTGTTGCGCCGGTCGCGCGGATGACAGTGATCGCGTTCGGTAACTGCGTTCCGGTATCGTCAAACGGGACCAGATTAAAGTCCGACCCTGCATTCGAACCACTCTCGGCATTGCCGTTCAGCTGCCATTGCATCCGCGCAACGCCGGCAGTCTGCCATCGGAGGATGCGGATGTTGCCCGCCGCCCCATTCAGGTTAATGGCTTGGGCGGCGGTGTTGGTCCCCATCGTCAGCGTGTTCTGGATACCCACCGCGCCGGACATCGTAACCGGGCCGGGCATCGTTATCGCGCCGTTGACGCGTGCGATCGTCAGCCAAGTCCCTTGCGGAAAGCCGGTGTCGCTGCTTGCCATGAACAGAAAATCGCTGCCCACGTTGCCGCCGCTTTCGGTGGCGGGGCCGGCGCCGATGGACCAACGCGCCGGGCTTGAGGCGCCGAGGCTGTTGAAATTGACCATGCGGTATTTGCTGGGCGGGGCGGCGAGCGTGAGGATTTGCCCTACGCCGGTCGCGTTGCTCAGGGTGAGCAACCCGGTCAGCGTGCCGCCGGTCAGTTTGAGATACGCGCCGGATACGCTGGTACCGAGCGCGTCGACGTACTGTTTCGTTGCCGCGCCGAGCGGCGCCGTCGGGTCTTTCGGCAGCGTTACCGTGCCGTCGGCATTGAACACCGTGACAAAGCCGCTGTTGATGATCTGAAACGCGCCGCCAGCGGCGTAAAACTGTGTCGCCCCGCCGAAGAACAGCGAACCGGCACCATCCGAGTAGCGCACCAATCCGGCGTCGCCGCTGGTATTGAACGTGAGCGCGCCCGCGTTGCCCCGAAACACCGTCGAGCCGTCGGCGAGCGCGGAAAGCTGCGCGCCGCCCGTGTTCAGGGTGATGCTGCCGCCGGGCATCCCTACTTCACCCGTGGCGCGATTGATGGTCAGCCACGTTCCTTGCGGAAAGCCACTGTCTGCAGAGGCATAGATGGCAAAGTTACTGCCGGCATTGCCGGTGCCCGTCTCGGCGGCATTGTCCATGCCGATATTCCAGCGCGCGGCGCTCGGCGATGTCCTGAACGCAATCGTCCGGCTCGTTCCGGCTGGCCCAGGGACTACCAACCCGAGGCTGCTTGACAGCGTGAGCGTACCGGTCAGCGTGCCGCCGATCAGCTTGAGATACGCGCCGGCCGCACTGGTACCGAGCGCATCCACATATTGTTTCGTGGCCGCGCCGAGCGCGGCCGTCGGATCGGCGGCCAGCAGCAACGGCCCGGTCAGCGTGCCGCCGATCAGCGGCAGCTTTGTATCGACATAGCGTTTCGTGGCGGCTTCCAATGCCGCCGCCGGATCGGCGTACAGGATCAGCGGGCCGGTGAACGTGTCGCCGTGAATGTTCGCTTTGAGATTATCAACGGTATCCACGTAGTTTTTGGTCGTGGCCTGCAGCGGCGCGGTGCCGGCGGGATCGGCGGACAGGATCAGCGGCCCGGTCATGGTGCCGCCGGCCAGCGGCACCTTGGCGGCGATGTTGGTCTGCGCCGTCTTAATCGTGGTGTCGAGCGTGTCGGAATTGCCGTTCAGCGCCTGCCCCCACACGTCGGGATCGCCGAGCACCGCCGGTTTCTGCAGTCCGAGATTCGGCGTGACATCCATTAGGTGCAGCCTCCCACGATAAGCGGCGGCGCCGGCTGGTAGGGCGCGCAGCTCGCCGTGTCGCGCAGCCAGGCGAAGCCGATCAGGGTTGCCGTGAAGAAAACGCCACCCTCGGGCGGATAGCCGCCGTACAGGCTTTCGCCAAAACGGCCCATGCCGAACATCCGCGGGGTTCCCGCGTCGACGCCGCCGATCAGCAAGCCCCAGGGCGGAATGCGCGGCTGGTCGCCCCCGCGCACGACATAGGGCTGCGGCACCGCCGCAGTCGCCAGCACGGTCGATTGCGCGTCGTCGCGATCGAACACCGCCATAACTTGCGCGATGCCCCAGGACTCGCCGGCTTGCGGCCACAGAATCGGCAGCGGGTTACTCCAAATAGCCGGATCGGTACCGGGATGCGCCAGCTCCCCCGTCGGCATCCGCTGATATCCGCGGCCGTGCAGCTCGGCCGCCGGATTGAGTGGATCGCCGATCGCCACGTGAACGCCCAGCAGGCCCAATTCGAGGCGCGCTATCGCGACCGCCGGAGCGGCGCGGCTGGCGGGGCCGGTCGGCGGCCACAGCGCGGCCAGCGCCGCGCTCAAAGGCTCACATCCCGCGAGAGTCGCGGCTGGCGGCCATAGCGTGCGACCAGGCGCGAGCCTTGGCTGCGCGCGCGTTCATGCTCGGCATTGGCGCGGAAAATGGTCGACTGATAGTTGGTTTGCCAGGTCGCCAGCCGGGAATCGTCGCGCAGGAACGGTGCCGCCTGCAGCAACGCGCCGTAGAGATACACGCCCGGATAGTTCGTCAGTACCCGGGTCGTATCGGTCAGGTTCGGCCCGAGCGATTGCCGCGCGTAGTAATCGAGGCGCACCGTCCATGGCATCCAGCCGGCCGGCAGCGGGTCCGGCGGCGCCGACCATGGCCGGATCTCCATGATGTCGCCGATGACCGTATAGGACCGCGGCGGCCCGGAGCTGGCATAGGTGATCGCCTCCGGCTCGGCATAGGCCAGATACACGTCGCCCTCGCCGATCCGCGCGCTCGGCTCGTAAAGCAGCTCGCCGCCGCCGACCAGGCCGATGCGGAATCCCTCGATGTAGTCGCAGGGGAGTGGAATCTGCGGGCCGGCATCGATCGGCTGTTCGGTGCGGACCACCATGCAGCGCGCGCGCAGGTCTAGATTGACGTCCTGTTCCGCGAGGCTAATGAAGTTGCCCACCGCATCGAAATCGGGGACCGCGCTGCGGAAGTTGGCGCGGTGCAGCCACGAAAGTACGGCGGTCTGCAGCTCCCCGCGCGTCATCAGGCGAGGCGCCCGCCGTTGTCGGTGCGCAGCTTGCGCACGTCGGGGTCGGACAGGAATTGCAGGAACCGCTTTTCATCGATCACCTGCATCCCTTCCACGATGCCGGCGGCGCGCAGCTGCGCGAAGACGACCATGGGAATCCGCGCGACGTGGCGGAAGCCGCCGGGATTGCGCGCCACGCGGGCGGCGTCGAAATCCGCCGCCTCCCGCGCGTTCTGGTCGAGCACCCCGGCCACGTCCTGCGATCGGCGGATGATCGGCACGCCCGTTTCCGGGTCGCGCGCGATTTCCGTGCGAATGCCCGTGGCCGGGCTGGTTTCGTCCAGCAGCATCAGCTCAGATCGCCGACCATCGCGTGCGCCTTCGGCGCGGTCACGCGCAGCGTGCCTTCGAACACCACGCCGCCGTCGACCGCATCGCCGGTTTTTGCGTATTGCTCCTGATTCATGTCGCGCCCGGTCAGCGGCGCGACTTCGGCATGGTTCGGATCGATCAGCAGGAAAGCGCCGTCCGGCATGAAGATGTCCGGCGCCATCTCGATGCGGCCGAAATCCGACAGGAACGCGTCGACCGCGCCGATGATCGTCACCGGCCGCGTCGGGGTCACCTGCGCCTGATTCTGCGCGGCAATCGCGTTGCCGGCGCCGCCCTGCGCCAGCCCGGAAAACAGCCGTTTGAGGCGCGGCGATGACAGGCCCAGCGTCGGCTTGCCGCCGACGGTGAACGCCTGCTGCATGGCGTCCGCGATCAGATCCAGCGTCAGCGTGCGCGCGGTGCCGTGGATCGGCGCCGTTACGCCGTCGCCGCTCGACAGGGCGCCCGTGCCGGCGCCCATGCTGCCGTTCGTGATGAAGCATTGAATGCTGCTCATCTGGCGGGGATCGGTCGCCGCTTTGACTTTATCGCGGGTAATCCACCATTCGAGGTCGCGCCGGACTTCCTTGCCCTTCATCAAACTCTGGCGGTCCCACTCGTCACCGCCGACGGTATCGGACGCGCGCAACGTGTTCGATACGGTCACCGTGCGGACCATGATCTGACAGATATTGGCGATGCGGGTAGGTTTCTTTGCCGGTTGGGCTAGGAATCTAAACCCTTCCGGCTGGATATTGGAATCTGCAGCGTTCAGTTCCTGAACGAGCCAATTCGTCGTCGTAGCCTCGGCATCCTCGCCGCGGCCCAGCGCCGTTACACACGGCGTTTCTTCAGGATCGATTTCCCAAATCATGTCCGACAAGTCTTCGCGGACATTCGTTGCACCATTTGCGCCATTCGTGACGTACGTATTCGATATTGCTGCGCCAAGGCTCGGAACGGCCATTGCTCAAACCTCCATGGGCCGCGCAGAGGCGGCCGGATTTTTCGGGGTCAGAGCGGCCGGCGAGTGCGGGGACGGCGGCTGGCGCGGCTTGGTCCCGTAAGGACTGCCGGCGGACTCGCTTTGCGCGTGTTCGTCTGGTCGCGTGCCCGGCGGCGTTGCTTGGTCCCTCTCGGGACTGCCATTTCCGGCGGGCCAGCGCGGAGGTTACTGCGGCGGCAGGCTAGGCCGTCAATGGGTACACGGCAGACGGGCCGGCGTACCCTAGCGGTCAGTCGCCCAGCTGCGTTTTGGCGACAACCTGGCCGCAGACTTCGCAGAATTCGTACACGCCGAATCCGCCGCCTGCGAAGCCTAAGCCCGTCGTGAAGCGCGGCGCTGGACATCCCAGCTTTCCGCACGCGCGGGCTGCGCCCATCTCGGGCAGCGCCTTGCGTGGCTCCCTTATCGTTTCTAGCTCGATATGGGTTGTGCCGTCCGTCGTCGCCTTGACCACTCCCGTTCCGAACATGGCCGCATCCGCCAGCGCCTTCGCATGGGCCGGTTCGTCACGGGTCATTACGACGTCAATTCTTTGATCGTCCACATTATCGCCGCCTCTAGCGCCGTCATGCCCAGCGATCGATAGCGGCCTGGTTTCACTTGATCGATGAGCGTTTCCAGCTCGGTCGCTTTGGCTTTGATGGCGTCGTGCAATGCAATCTCGTCAGCGGTCAGCGCCCGATATTTCGGACGAAACCGCGACACCGGCATTGCGACGTCATCGGATTGCCGCGCGTCCGGCGCCCCGTCGAAGACATTCGCCATGTCAGCCGTCCTTCGCGTTTGCCTGCGTCCAGGGCCGGAACGCCGCCAGGGCGTCCGGGGTCAGCGCCGGATCGGACCAGTCGCCGCGAAAGCATATCGCGCGATCATCGATCGTGACCCACGCCGACGGCTTTTCGCACGCGAACTCAATCGTCAGCGGCCTGGCCGGGTCGCGCGCGCCGCCGGCTTTGATCCAGGCGTTGCGCTGCTTGTGCAGCCATAAGCTCATTGCCGCGACGCCCGCGTCGCTCTTGCTGCGCGACGAATAGATGGCGATGCGGAAATGCTCGGGCACGCGCTCGATCCATTCGAAGAAGCCGGGCACGACGGTTCCATAAATGGTCCCGTCCTGCCATCCGCGTTCGTAGGAGTGAATCACGCCGTCAAAGTCGACGGCGATGATCGGGCGGAACGTCGGATCGGCCACGGCTAGGCCAGTCTGACGGGCGAGTTGAGCTGTGCATCGGGCGGCTGCACCTTCACCCCGCATTGCAGCCCGTACTGGCTGCCTTCCTGTTTCGAGCCGACGACATCGTAAACCGTATTGCCGATATACGTGTTGATCGGCGTTTTCTGCGACGCGCCGAGCCATTTCGAGATGTCGTTGACGGACACGAAGTTGCTCGGCTTGGTCAGCGCCTCGGTCACATAGACCGCATCCGTCGCGCCGGGTGGCGGCGCAATCGGAATCTCGATGCTCGGATTGCTCGGATCCACGGGCGGCGGTTCCACGGGCGGTTCCACGGGCGGTTCCACGGGCGGGTCGACGGGTCCAGCGGTCGGATCATCCGCGCCGGCCCAGCCGCCGCGATCGTCGCTGGCGTACCACCAGCCGCTGGCTTGCTGATAGATCACGCCGCCTTGGGCGTAGAGCGTGTCGACGTCATGCGTGGCCGGGTCGTGCGCGCCGTTATAGGCGATGCCGTAATCCGCGTCCGCGTTGTCCAGCTCGACCAGCTCGAAGCTGTTCCCTCCGGCGCTGTAGAGCACCAGGCCGGGCGCGGTCGCCGTGGTCCCGTCCGGCGACGGTTCGACGCTGGCCGGCGGGTCAATCGGCGGTTCCACGGGCGGGTCCACCGGGTCGGGCGGATCGATCACGTCGCCGAGCGGATTGGTCGTGCTGATTTCGTCGCCGAGCAGATCGCCGATGCGGCGACCAAGCGCCTCGCCAAGCGCCGGTTGCGTGCCATCGGACCAGCGCCAGCTGCCATCGCCGGGGCTGATATCCCACTTACAGAACCCCCACCACCGGCCGCCTTTGGCGCGGAATTCCACGACGCGATCGGCGAGCCAGTCGATCCAATGTTCGTCGTTGTGAACGCCATCCGGCCCGCCGCAGCCGCTTTCCGACAGCATCAACGGCTTGCCAAGGTCCAGCGCCTGTTGCGTGATCGCAGTCCATGGATTTTCGTAACCGCTCGCGCCGTTGTGCCAAAAGTCCTTGCGATGATCGGGATTCTGCTTGTCGCCGTCCCCGTAATAAGTGCCGTAAAAATCCGGCGCGAGGATGTCCCACAGCGCCGGATCAGGAACCACGCTCATAGCCGGCTGACCGCCGCGGCCCATCGCGGAGCACAAGGCATTCAGCCAGACAAGATCGGGATAGGTCGCAGCGGCATAATCGCGCGTGAGACGGAACACGTGTTCCATCATCGCCTTCCATTTCTGTTGCTTGTCGGAATCCCAGCCCATCGCGTACGGCATAAAATCGAAATTGTATTCGTATGCGAAACGAAAGATGACGAACCGACAACCCGACTCGTAGATGCCGTCAATCATGTTGGTCAGCGTCTGGTCGAATTTGCCATCGGCATAGTCGACCAGGGCTTGCGTGTCGTTCCATCCATAAGGGTTCGAATCCCCGTTATGCGGGCGATACGAAACAATCGGGATGCCGACAAAGCCGGCTGACATCATATTCCAGACGCTCCAGCTCATATTCGGGCCGAAATCGTACGGCGTCCCCCATGCCGCAAAGAGGTCATAGGCGTTCGGCACGACGCCGCCGGCCTGCGGCGCGATCACGTCGCGCATGTAGTCGACCAGGGCGGTGTCGTTGTTGCCGTCGAAATTCCAGCCGTCTCCGGCGTCGGTATAGGTGCCGAAGATTCGGATGGTCGGCGGAAGTGGGGTTGCCATGACTGATCCTTAGCGTTGCGGGTGCCGTCTAGGAGAGTCGGTTAGGCCGTCGGCGCGGGTCCGAAGCGATAGACTTCGAAAGCGACTTTATTGTTGCGGAAGCCGGGTCCGCCGTAGTGGTCGCGCTGGCAGAAGTCGGAGATAAATTGGTCGCCGTCGTACATCGCGATATGCCCGGACGGATGGCCGCCGGGATACGGCTGCAAAACGATGATGTCGCCGGCTTTCAGATCGGCGGGCAGCTCGTTCGCTCCCGCGCAATGGAAGCCGGACTGCGCGAGGAAAGGCCCGTAGGCGCGCGCGTCGACCGGGCGGCCCTCGGTGTTCAGGCCGCCGGCTTCCATCGCTTGTCGGACATGGCGGGCGCAGTAGCCGGTCGATTGCGGCTTGGCGTTGTCGCGCAGCGCAGAACAGGCGTCGTCAATGTTCATTGTCGCCCCCTGGTTTTTTCGTGACGGTCAGCATCACCACCAGCGCGGAAATTACGCCATCGATCCAACCGCGCAGATCGAAGTCCTTGCAGCGGTCGGTGTGTTCCCACACCACGCCATAGACGCAGATACTCGCGGCGATGAACGCGATCACCATGCCGCACACGATGACGAACGCGAGCAGCATCCACGCCCAAACTTGCGGCCTCGGCGTGTTGGGCATTCTGGCCCCTAGACCACATGACGGGGTTCCGCCCCGTCCTATCCGCGCCGTGCGGACTCGCGCTTGGCGCGCAGCACCGCCAGCGCAGAGTCCACCGTCGGCGCCGCATGAAAATTGCGCTCGGCCATTTGCACCTGCCGCGCCGGCTGCGGTGCCGGTGCGGCGCCACGCGACAACGGCGCGCCGCCTGGCGTCGGCTGCGGCGTGACCTTGCGGCCCTGCAGCGCGCGGAATTGTGCGGCTTCGTGCAACACGATGAGCTGGCGCGGGTCGAGGATTTCCGCGGCCAATTCGTCCGGCGTGTAGCCGACGGAAATGGCGTAATCGCGCATCGTGCCGGCGAGCTTTCGCCGCGTGGCATCGTCTTTCCAGCCGGGAATCGCCTGGCTCAAGACTTGATGCCCGTATTGCAGCATTTGTTTTTTCCGAAGCGTGTCCTCTTGCGCGCGTTCTCCGGCGACGCGCTGTTGCTCGGCCTCGGCCTCTTTGAGCTGGTCGAAACGCGCGCGTTTTTCGGCCCAGCCGATCGGATCGCTGCGCGCCATCGCCACCCAATCGACCGGCTGGCTGAATTCCTTCATCGCCTCGGTCGTGAACCGCTGCAGCCGCTGTTCGAGCTGCCCGCGCAGCTCGGTGTAGGCTTTGATCGCCTGCGCGACATCCTGCTGCTGCGCGGCCGTCGCTTGGGTTTTCCGGCTGTAGTCGGATTGGCGCAGATAGCCGGCGATCAGCTCGGACAGCCGCACCGGCTGCGCCTGGCCATCGATCGTCACCGTCACGGACGGATCAGCGTCGGCGCCGTTGCCGGCCTCGCCTTCCTCGCCGCCTTCCTCCGGCGGTGCCGCATGATCCTGCCGCGCCGGCTCGGCGAGCGGGTTGCCGTCCTCGTACGCCAGCGGGTTCGCGTCCGGCTCTTGCGGGTGCTCGGCCGGCGCTTCCTCGGGTGCGGCCTGGCGCGCCGGCCGGGCTTGCTTGCGCCGCGCGCGCAGCCGGTCCAGCGCGCCGTCGACGGTCAGGTTTTCCGGGCGTGGGACTTCCTCGGCCGGACGGAAGCCGCCGGGATTCGGATCGGCGCTGCCGTTGCTGCCGCTCATAGCGCGGCCTTCCGTGCCCGGCCTTCGCGCGCCGTGGCCATCTTGCCGTCGTCAATCGCGCGATCGATGCGCGATTCCAGCTCGCGAACGGACATGAGCCGGTGCCACTGGTCTTCGCGCTGCATTGCGTTTGAGCTGGTCTGCCAGGTGTTCACGCAATCCTCGCGGATCGCGGCCAGCAGCGACGCCAGCAGCGGGTTGTTGCGCAGGGCCTCGGCGTGCAGCTGCCGATCGGCGGGCGTCATGCGGTCGCTCATGCCGGCCCACCCGGCACGGCGCCGCCTGGCGTGGCACCGCCGGCACGCTCCGCGGTCGCCAGCGCCGTAATGAGATTCGGCGGCAGAAACATGCGCGCATCGGCGAGACTGTTGCCGGGCGCGGCCGGGCTGGCGGTGCCATCGGGGATCGGGGGGATAAGCGGCGCCGTGCTGCCGTCATGCGGCATCGACAGCGCCATGGTCAGCTCGGGGTCGCGATTGAGCAGCGCCGAAATCGCCCGGAAATCCAGTTGCGTCCCCGGATATTTGCCCTGCAGCTCGGCCGCCTTGAGCAGCGCGTCGACGCGCGCCTGGTCGCGCTGGCGATCATCGTCCAACAGCATTTGCTGCGTCCTCTGGCGCGTCTGCGCGGCGTCGCCGGCCGCGGAATTGTTGCTTTTCATCACTTCGACTTGCGCCAGCAGCTCATCGGGACTCGGTTTCTGCGGCGGCGGCGGCGGCTTCCAATCGAGCGGCACCGGCTTGAAGTAACGGGAGGTGTTGGCGATGCCGGCCGCGCCCATCATGTCGGCGAGCGTGTTGCTGTATTGGCCGATCGTAACCAGCGGGTTGTTCGGTCCCAGCGTCTCCAGAATTTGTTCTTGCTTCTGCGCAATGGCGCCGAACGTGGCGACGCGATCCATGCTTGAACCGTGGCCAACGCCGACGCGCACCACCACGTTGAAGCCGGCCATCCACGGCCGCGGGTCTACCGGCGTCCACTTGCCGCGCAGACGCACGACGCGCGTGCGATCTTGATGCGCGCACATCAGGCCCAGCACGCCGCTGTAAAGCGGCTTCAAGCCCTCGGCGATGCAGCGCAACACCAGCTCGATGCGGTCCTGCGCGGCCGAAAGCTGCGCGCTGACCGCGATCGGCGCCGTGCTCTGCAGGCTTTCGGCGGTCAGGCCCTGGCTGCCGCGGGTGATGCCGGTACGAGACTCGCGGATGGCGGCGGTGACGTCGAGCAGCGGCAGCGCCGCCGGGCCGATGAACGGCTTCGTCAGCTCGCGCACCGCGCCGGCTTCGCGCTCGCGGATGACCGCGCCCATCTCGGTATTCAGCACGTCATCAACCGGAACGGCGCCGTCCTTGATGACCGTCCGCGGATGGATGGATTCGGTCATGCTATCGAGGATGTTGCGCATGATCCGCGTGTTGACGACCTGCAGATCGCCGGTCCGGTCGGCGTAGGACTCGCCGATCGCCTTATGCGGCACGTAGAACGGCGTAATGCGGGACAGCGGAATTTCGGATGCCGGCCCGTGCGCCAGAATGTCCTGGCCGTTGTCGCCGATCGCTTGCACGTGGCGCAGCTCGGCGATGCCGTCGCCGTCATAGTCAACCCGGATCCAGCCTTCCGTATACGTCAACCGGCGCAGCGCCGGATCCGGCGGCGCGGAGCGGCTGACCATGGCGGCCCGGCGGTCGCGCCGCCGCGTCACCATGTCATTGCGCCGCGCCGCCGGTTCGCTGATCCGCGATACGATCAGCTGCTCGGGAATGCCCAGCGCCACCAAATCGGACACGCCGACTTCGCGCACGATGAACAGGCCGCGCGCATCGTGCGGGCCGGACGCGTCGGGATCGATCCAGACGGATTCGCTCGGCACCGCGCCGACCGCCACCGCATTGCGCGGATTGCGCCGGGTCAGTGTCACGTCGAACAGCAGCAGCGGCACGCCAGGCGCCGACTGCACCATTTGCGCCTCGGGCGAACCGTCGAGGCCGATGCGTTCTTCCTCGGTCGCCGGCCGGCGGGTGACGCGCATGGCGCGCACGCCCGGTTGCGTGATGAGCGCCGCACATTGCGGTTCCAACAAGCCGGTGTAGTGCTCGGATGTCACCCGAATCGCGGTATCCCACCACCAGCGCACCCAGCCCGCTTTGAGCGTGAATGCGTCCAGCGTGGCATCGTGGATCGCGCGGAAGCCGTCGCATTCGTTGAACACGACATGCTGGACGTAATCGGTCGCCTGCCCCGCCGCGGCCTCGTCGCCGTCGCTGTGCGGCTCGAATTCCACCGGGTTTTCGGCGCCGGCAAATACCCGCATGACCGACGGCATGACGGCGGCGATGGTGTCGTGAACATCCGTCAGCACCACCGCGCTGCGGCCCGGTTCCTCGTCGCCTTGCGGCTCGCCGTTGTATTGCCGCAACGCGCGCACGCGGGACGGCGCCAGGCGGTCGTTGTAATCGCGCGCCTCGGTGCGCAGCGCCATGAACACCGCGGAGAAGCGTTCTTCGTCCATCCCCGGCTGTTCGGCGATCAGCACCGTTTCGGCGTGGGCATCCTCGCCGGGTCCGAGCGGCAGCCCGGCCTGCGGATCGGGACCGTGCCCCATCGCGGACGGGACCGCGGCGGCCGGGCCGTAGGCTTGCGCACGTGTGAGAGGGTCCATCACAGCAAGGTGCGCCGCGATCGTCTCGGCAAGTCAATGGGTACGCGGGCGATTTTTGGCGTACCCAAGCGGCACGGAAGCAGCACCGTACGCGGATCACCGTCGCGGCCCAGCAGTCCGATCGCCGCGAACGCGCCGCAGCTGCAGGCCACGCTCTGCACGCCGGATTCCGCGGCTCTTGGCAGCGCCACCGTGCAACGCGGGCCGCCGCCGGAGCAATCCAGCACGGCCGGGCCGCCCGTCACGTCCGCGCTGCGCTGCAGGCGCACCGGCCAGAAATTGAGCGTTACGGCCACCGTTACGCCCTCCCCGCGGCGTCGGTTTCGGCCAGGTTCGTCGCGACTTTTTCGCCCACTTTCGCGGCGTCCTTTTCGATCAGCAGCGCGGCCGTGCGCAGATCCCACGCGATGCCCCTTAGCTGCGCCTCGGTCAGCGGCGGCGTATTCAAATCGATGCCGATGAACCATTCGCCGTCTTGCTCGAAATGCCGGATGTCGACCGAGTAGCTGCACGGGTTCTTGCGCAGCCGTTCGATCGTCTCGGCGTCCTTTGCCTCGGCCATTACGCCCACTTTGTTGCGGTCATCACACAATCCCTTGAATGTTTCTGCGGAGCGGTTTGCCCATCCGCGCCGCGCCATAAGCGGCGGCGAGATAGGCGGCCGGACTCAGCGTCAGAGCCAAACCGTCCGCGCTGTCGGGCGATGGCACGCCGCGGCTACGCAGCTGGTCCTTGGACTCGACTTTGAGTTTCCCGTCGGATGCGAAGCCGTATCGCGGCGCGCATAGCTCGGCGCGCAGCTGGTCGTCCCACGGCATCGAGGCTTTGCGGCTGTCCAGCCAGTCGCGAATGCCGTGCCACAATTCGTCGCGCAGGCGCACGAACCGATCGCTGCTTGGACTCTCGGCCACGTTGACATCGATTGCCGGCAGGCCCAGCTCGCGCAGCCGATCGGCCACCCCGGCGCCGATGCCGATAGCGTCCACCACGACGGCAGCCGGCGGCGTGGATTTGGACGCGTAATTGAATTCCGAGACGATCGCGCCGGTCAGCTGCATCGTGTCGAGCTGCTGCCAGCGCCGCGTCGGCTCAAGCATGACGAAACCTTTTCGCTTCACCAGGCACGATGAATCCGAACCGAAGCGCGCGACGTCGACGCCCCAAATCTCCGGCGCGGCGTCATCGATTTCCGGCATCCGGCGCATCGCGTCTTCGACCAGCACCGCCGGGATCAGCGTGTCGCCCTCGGCCAGCGGGAATTCGCCCAGCACGCGGACGCGGTATTGGTTGCTTTCAATACCGTAACGCTCTGCGACTTCCTTGGAGTATGCCGGGTCGACGCGCGGACTGGTCAGGCAGGACACCCGCAGCGTGAACCACCGCGCCGCCTCAAGATTATGCGTGCGCCAGAAGAACCCTGTCGTGCGCGTCGGATTTCCCGCGAGGATCGTGATTGCCCCCGGCGTCGACATCGAGCCGCCGGCCGCCTCGAATACCTGTTCGGGCACGCCGGCCGCTTCGTCCACCACAAGCAGCACGTGGCGCGAGTGGACTCCCTGCAAACTATCGGGACTCTCGGCGCGTGAGGTTCGCGCGCTGATAAACGCCTCGTCTGGCCGCGCCTTCAATGAGATGTGGTCTGACTGAATATCCAGCAGCACCTGCCAGGCGGCCGGCAGCTTCTTCATCCAGCCGCGCAGCTCGGCCCACAGCGCGTCGAACAGCTGCGGCGCGCTCGGCGCGGTGACGATGATCTTGCAGGGAAACCGCGTGAGCAGAAACCACGCCATCACCCAGGACAGCATCGTGGAATTATGTGTCGGAATGTGATCGTTCGCCAGGAACAGCCCATCGGCGGCGGCCACGGTGACGCAGCTCACGCGCGCCTCGCCGGCCGGCTCGATGCTTTCGATCCAGCGCGCCAAATGCCGCTCGCCGCCGCTCAGTTTCGCGGCCTTTTCGGGGTTGATGAACGGCGCGAACGGCGGCGGCAGCCACAGCTCCGCGGAGTAATACGGCTTCGGCCGGCGCGGGCGTCCGGGACCGTCGGCCGGCGGTTCGACGCCGCTATTGAACACGACCGCCTTGCCGCCGAGTGACCGCACCAGCTCGGCGACGCACTCGGTCAGCGGTTGCGACGACGACATGAATTGCGCGGCGCCCCTGGCCGCGAAACCGCCCGTGTCGAGCAGCCCCAGCAACAGCCGGTAGCGCGCCTCTACGGGCGCCGTCCGATACGCGTCCGGCACATAACGGCCGTCGGGCGAGAGGCCCAGCCAGGCCAGATTGGTCAGCCCCGGCTTGATCGCTTCCAAATCGCCGTTGCCCAGCCATTTGCCCAGCCAGAACGGATCGAACGCGAGATTGCACGGCGGGTATTCGACCGGCTGGATGCGCGGCAGCTCCCACTGGCGCACCAGAGCCTTGCCGTTCGAGCGTTTGATTTCGCGCGTCATCAACGCGGCCGTCGAAATCGTGACGAAATCGCCGCAGCGTTCGCCGCCTTCGCCGACGGCGCGTTGGCTGCGACCGCGCAATGACCACAGATGGTCGCCGTCGACAACGCAGCTGGTCCCGTCATCGAGCGTGACGCGATACACCGGCAGAATGCCGCGCTCGTAGCGCGCGCGGATGCGCGTCGGGCGGCCGTCGCGTCCGAACAGCTCATCGCCCACTTTGAGGTCTCCCCAGCGGCGGAAGCCCTTCGGCGTCGGCACAATTGTATCGTGTGCGCAACCTTTTCCAACACCGTGTCCAGAGCGGATCGAAATGCGCGTCTGGCCATGCGACAGCGCATCGAGCGCCTGACATTGCCATTCGTCCGGCTCGGCGCCGAACACCTCGCGCACGAAGGCCAGGGCATCGCGGGCATAGCGCGCCAGCAGTACCCCGAACGCGTTGCGGCTGGCCGCCAGCTCGGCCGCAGTCGGCGCTTGCCCGCTCACAGCAGCGGAATCTGCCGCGGATCATCGATCAGCCTCGGCCGTGCCGGTACCGGCGTGTCGACCGGCACCCCCGGCAGCGGCTCCCCGGCCTCATCCCATGCCGGGTCGGACCAATCGGCGTCGGCCTCGGTCGGCAGCCCGTCGGACGGCGCGGCCGGCGGCTTCCCGCTCATGCCGCCACCTTCGGCACCGCCAGCGCCAGGCGCCGCACCGTGCGATATTTCACCACGACGCGTTGCACCGTCTCGGTCGTTTCCGTCAGCAGCCCCTTGCGCTGCAGCGCCTTGAACGCCCGCGCCAGGACCGGCCGCGCCACACCCATCCGGTGCGCCAGGGCGGTCATTTCGGGCGCCTCGCCGGACGGCGCCCCCCATTCGTGCAGCAGGGCGAGCGTGAGACGGGCCTGCAGCGTCGGCGGCGGCTTGCCGTCGCGGGTCAGGTGGCGAAGCGCGAGGTGCAGGACAGCGGCATCCTCGGCCGCGTGGCGGGCCGTATCGGGCATCATTCGTCCTCCGGGTTCGGATTGGCGCCTTCCGGGCGCGCAGCGGCGTCCCACAGCGGCAGGGCCTCATGCGGCAGCCGGTCATCGATGCGCGGCAGCAGCTCGGCCAGGTAGTCGTCGGCGACGCCCTCGATCGGCGCGCCGCCGACATCGGCGGCGACCACTTGCACCGCCTCCATGCGCTGCACGGCGTATAGGTGGAGATGGACGGCCTCGGCCAGCCCGCCCACTTCCAGCTCCTGCTTGGGCTTGCCCCAGCCGCGGTCTAGCAGCGTGGTCGCCGCGCTGACGCGTTCGCTCCCCTTGCCGTAGCGGCAGACTTCGACCAGGGCGCGGATGGCGTCGGCGGTGTAGCGGCGCGCCAGTGCGACCACTTCGGCGTCATTCGGCCGGCCCGCCGGGTTGCCGGACTGCCCCGGCTTGAAGCTGCCCATCGTCGGCGGCCGCAATGCCATCACCCCACTCCCCGCGCCCGGCAGACGCCGGCCGCGTTTTTTCGAAAATTTTTGGCAAATACCGGCCGCGTGCCCGCATGGGGGGGCCGGCGGCGACGGCGGCCGAGGTCGGCAGGGCGGGGGGGGGCCGCGGTT